GAGGAGAAAGCCTAATGAATAATTTGTTAGACGCTTTAGATGATTTGATAAAGGCTGGCGAAGAGGGTGAGGGCTCGCGTGGTGGGAAAATAGTGGGGCATACGTCTGGTGGGAAACCGATTTATAGTTCGGCTGGGAATCGCAATCATAAAGGTTTTACCAAGAAAGAGCACAATGAAGCCTATCATGTGCATTCTAGGATTCGATCGAATTTGAGTGAAGAGCGTCACGAGACCGCTAATTCAGATGGAACAGTTTCTAAACAACAAATTAAGAAGCGCGCACAGCTTCAAAAACAGATTGAGCACCACCACAACCAGGCTCAAAGGCATCAAGCTATTTCTGAAGGTAATGAGGGTTCGCCCGATCAAAAAGACTTCGATAGGATGGACCGACAAAATGATCCCCAGCATCGTTCAAGATCTTGGGGTAGAGGAGAGACTATGAATAATGATATTTTTAAAAGTTTAGGTATTTCGGTCGGAGAGCTAAATTTAATTGAGACCACGAAAGAGACGGACGCTCTTTCCAATGTCATCAAGTCGGGGAGTTTTGAACTAGGGCGTCCCGGTTCTCAGGTATCGCTTCGAGAGAATCTTTATAAGAGCTTGGGGGCGACCGAAGAGGATGTGAACAAGGGTCTTATGATCATGTTTGCAATGAAAAAGCCCAAGCAACATGCCGCAAGTGAGGTTGGAGAGAATCCAATTGACCAACACGCTGAGAGTTTTCATTCAGACGCTAAGAAAGATTTAATTGGTGAGGCTGAAGAGGTGGACCGGATTCATGATACCGAAGAGGATGAATATCCAGCCGTTCGTTATAGAGCTGCCGCGAGCGTGAAAGAACGGAAGAAGTCGTTGGCAGATCACCTGGATGATTTGGTAAAGGGCGCGAGGAATAAGCCGCTACAGCTCTTAACTCCAGGAGCCAAGGCTCATGTAGCGAAGCCAGAAAAAGATCCACAACAGGTAAAAGATGAGAAGAAGCAGAAGAAAGAGCTGGGTATTAAGTCAGTTGAACTTGACGAGCTTGTGAGTTTTATCAAGGGATGTGGTCCAAAAAAAGCCTATAAGGGCGGTCCTGGCAGTGGGACACAGGGACACACGACAGCCACTTCGATTGGTGGTCGCAATATGTCGGCTCCAGGTGCTCGGGTATATGAAATGCGTGGAGGTGGGCACGTTGGAGAATTCGCTGGGAAGAAAACCCCAGAAGAGCATCGTAAAGAGTATGAAGCTAAAATGGCGAATTGGAAGAAAGAGAACAGTAAAATGCAGTTGTCCGAGCGACTTCCTAATTTTATAAAGGCGTCAGGGAGCGGTGGGATTCTTTTTGATTTTGGAAACAAGACAGGTAATCCAATTGCAGATAACGCGACAGCACTTCTCCAAAGTTGTTCTGATCCTGTGCAAGAACAGATAGCTCAGTACCAAGCTGATTCTCACGCGAAAGCTCTTAAGGATTATGTGAGTAAGGGTGACGATAAGTTTCGTCAAGAGAACCCAACCTCGCAAGAGACCACTCCAATTGCACCACCAGAGTTTAAGAAAGCCCAATTGGCAGTTGGTGGTGAACTTGTAGAAGCGAAATCTGAAACCGATGCTGCGGTGATTGAACTTATGAAAAACATGGTTGAAGCTCAATCTGATAAGGGTGGATTTACCGCAGCGCCGATCAGCATTACAGCCGGTGAGTAAATGGAAAATTACAGATCCGCAATTTCTGACGAAGATTTAAAAAAAACAAAGTCGTACGCTCTTGTCTCAAAGCAGATGGGGGAAGCACGAACATTAGATTGGTTTAGAACTCCAAACCCAGCCTTTGGGAAGCGTTCACCCGCTGATCTTATTCAAAAGGGTGAAGGGGATAAAGTTTATAGCCATCTATGCTCAATTTTGGATGGGAAATAACTTATGGGGTTGGTGAAAGATTTTTTGTCCTCTACCGTGAGCTTCGTAAAAGAGGAAATCCTTCCGATCAGATACGATCTGATTAAAGCCGGGCTTCTCTCCCCGGACAATACCGCATATGACGCAAAGGCTTCACTGGTCGATCCGTGGCACTACGGTTCGATGGCTTATGGGTACAAAGAGAAGTATTCGATTCTTGATTACCAGAAGTGCCGTCAAATTTCTTATGCAGATCCAATTGTTGCAGCCGTGATTCAGACCAGGCTTAATCAGGTAGCCGCGTTCGCTCACCCACAGATAGACAAGTACAATGTCGGATTCAAAATTATCATGCGCGATAAAGAGGCGTCTGGATCGGATGGCTCAAAGAAACGTGCCAAAGAGCTTGAACAGTTCATTGTGAGTTGTGGAGTCCCAGAAAATTTCGATGACACACCAGAGATTAGACGTAGGGATAGTTTTGAAAGTTTTTTAAGAAAAATTGTCAGAGACACACTCACGTTTGATCAGTTGAATTTTGAAGTGATCCCAAGGAATGACGGTAAGCCATACGCATTCCAAGCGGTAGATGCTGCAACGATTCGAATTATCCCAGATAAAAAAGAAGTGGCAGAGAGATATGGCGGCATTGATGTCGGTAAAGACGCCGACTATTCAGGCTTCAATAGAATGTCTTTGGGTTCTGAGAAAGTTTTTAAAGAATTCCAACCCAAGAATCCGAGATACGCACAGGTTATAAACGGTATTGTTCGTCATGTTTTTGACGAATGGGAAATGGCTTTTGGAGTAAGAAATCCAAGGACCGACATTTGGGCAAGTGGTTATGGATTCTCAGAGATTGAAATGCTTATCACGGCGATCACAAGCCACATGAACGCTGAGACCTATAATCGTAAATTCTTTTCGAATGGTTCTTCAATCAAGGGTATTCTCGCCTTTGAAGGCTCGGTCCCTCCCGATCAATTAGAGGCGTTTCGTCGTCAATGGTATCAACAAGTGACTGGCGTGAATAACGCCTGGCGAACCCCAATCATGGCTCTCGGTAAAGAGGGGAAGATGAATTGGGTTTCTCTGCACTCAACAAACCGCGAAATGGAATTCGGCAAATGGCTTGAATACTGTATCAAGTCTATTTGCGGCGTGTATCAGATTGATCCTATTGAAATTGGATTCGATATTACCAAACAGGGCGCAGGGCAGGGCGGTGGTTCTGGTGGTGGACTTGGCTATGGGAATCAAGCCGAGCGGCTTATGTTTTCACAGGACAGAGGGCTTAGACCGCTTCTCTTTCACATTAAGTCTCTTATCAACGATTACATCGTTTGGAGAATTGACCCAGAGTTCGAATTCGATTTCGTGGGGCTCAATGAAAATGATGAAAAAGACGAAATAGAAAATGCTGAAAAGAAAGTAAAAACTTTTAAGACTATTAACGAAGTCAGGGCAGAGCACGATCTCGAACCGCTCCCCAATCTTGAAAAGATGGCAGAAAACCCTGGCGATCTTGTCCTTGATTCTTCTTTAATCCAATTCATCACTGCGCAAATATCAGCGAAGCAACAACAAGAGCAACAAGAACAACAGATGGCTCAGGGCATGGGACCAGATGGAATGCCGATGGACGGGCAAGGTGGACCAGGACAAGAGCAAGGGGAAATGCCGCCAGATGGTCCAGTCCCAGAGCCAGAAGAAGAACCAGACTACGCCAATATGTCGGTGGACGAACTCAAGCAAGAAATGGATAAAGAGCAAGGTAAGCTCCAGCCGAAAGAAAAGCCCGAAGGTAAACCAAAGCCAAAGGTTAAAAAGTCGCTCCAGCCAAGATTTTTTAAAGAGATAGATTTGTGAGAGTAAAAATTTTGACGGATTCTCAAGAGGAATTCGAGGCAAAGCGTCCAGAACTTTTGAAGCGTATTGGAGGTGATGAATACGAAATTGTGAGTAAAGCCCTAAAGACATTGCCAAGAGCCCCTAAATTTCAGGTGAAGAAAGAAATGCTTGAGTATTGGAGTGGGCGTTTTAAAGAGACCACCAATGCCATTAAAAAAGACATTGAAGACGTGCTTAATGAAGAAACTTGAATTTTACATCAAATCAGATGTCGGCGTCTCTTCGGTCGCTATTCGCGATGGCACTAAGATTCTTATGGGGAAGAGAAACGATAATAAAAAATGGACGTTGCCTGGGGGTCATGCAAATAAGAAAGAGACTAACGATGAGTGTGCTATCCGTGAGGTAGAAGAAGAAGCTGGGATTGTTATTGATCCCAAAAAGCTGAAATATCACGGTTCAAAGTACGTTCAAACGAAAGATGGTGAGAAAAGAATCCACGCTCATTCGATTAAGCATGATGGGCAAAAGCCGACCGTAAAGGATGATCCTGACCATGAAGTGAAACAGTGGGAATGGATTGAGACCAAAGATGGTCTCCCGGAACACGTTAAAGAGAATCTGCACTCAAAAAAGAATGTGGTTTTTGAAAAACTTGGCATCAAGGCTTTGTTTTATATCCCAGACTTAGAAAAAGCTGGGGGCTTTAAATACCTTCGTAAGTATAAAAAGGGCGATAAGTGGATTTACATTTACCACGAATCTCACTCGGCACCTGGGCGAGTGATCCCAGAAGAAGCTATTCACCATTTGAAAGCTGCCGCAGAGGGTGGTCATGAACATTCTAAGAATCTTTTAGACACGATGGAAGAGCATCACCCGGACAAGGTCCAGGCTCTTCGTGATTTGGTTGATACTGGGCACGAGCAAGCAAAGGCTCACCTAAAGCATCTTGGGATTGAGCACGTAAAACCAGAAGAAAAGAAAATAGAAGCGGCGATTATTAGACCGCATGTCGATACTTTGGATGCCGAACTTTCTAGCGCAGATAAATTAAAAGTCTTGAAAGAAGTAGAGACTACGGTTCATACCAAGATTTTTAAATATCTTCTTGAGGGGCAGTATCAATCCACTCCTCAAGCTGTGAAATTAAAAGCCTCTGGCATTACCACTAATACAATCCTTGAGGAGATTGGAAATAAGGAAAGTATTGGTGGGATTTTAACAGCTCTTCATGAGGCACTGAAAAAAATAGATCAAGTTCATTCTAATCTTACGAGCCAAGGTCCTGGGGAGCATAAGACTTACGGGAATCTTGCATATAACGGCGTTATTACGGCTCTTGAAAATAAAAATATCCTTCCCGCTGGGTATGGAAGTCTTCACAAAAGAATCCCAGATCAGCATGTCGGTGGGACGATGCACGGCAAACTGACTGAGATGCATGGGATTGATGAGCACAGAGAAAGAGTGGCGAAAGAGGCTAAAGAAAAAGCCGAGAAGGCGGCTAAAGAGAAGGTAGAAAGAGAAGCGAGAGAAAAACGAGAGCTTGCAGAGGTCCATGGTTCGATGGCTCATTTTATGTCTTCAATCTCTGGTACTCCGATGAGTACGACCAAAATCTTACAATTTCACAAAACTTTAAAAAATATTTTTGGCAAAGATTTAAGGAAGGAAGATTTCCCATATAATTTTGAAGCTCAGGGCTTGAAGGTGAAAATTGATAGCCTGGATGTCTCTGAAGACAGAGTTCACATGGAAATGAAAATCCTTGATGCCAATGGCGACAATATAATGAGAGGCTGGCGAAGGACTTGGTCTAAGAAAAATGGCAGACCATTCATTGAAAATGCTTTCATGGAGGTTAGCCCAGATGCCAGGAC